GTTATTAATAAGGTAGATATATATGAAGACAAGGAAAACAAGGTAGCAACAACTGTAGCCGATGCCGGGTTGAAATTTAAAAATGCTCTACAAACATTGAAAAAACCATTATTTGCTATAAAGACAACCGATAGCCCAACTGAAAAACGAAAAGACGTTATTAATCAAGAACTTGATGTTTTACGCAATGTAAAACCTGTATCAAATATAAATACAAGCATAATGAGTGTACTTAACCGTTTTTCACCGAGAAAACGGCCAGCTCCTAAATTACCGGAATTTCCCGGTATAACATCTGAATTACCAACTTATCCCATAACCATACCAGAAGAAAGCACCGTTGTTTTTACAGACCCCGTTGACGAAGTTAATTCACATGAAATTGGAATTACCATTGACGCTTCCGAAAACAATATCAATGTCAGCAACTTAATAAATAGATTTAAGAAAAATAATGGAATTTAAATTAATTAACGTTAACCAGGTTAAATGAATACCGTTATCCATAAATCTTTTTATGTTCCAAGAAAACAATTAAAGTGTAATAATTGCGTTTATTATAGAGACAATGGAAAGTGCGGTTTGTTTATGTTCGCACCACCTCCACCCACAAATTTTGAAGTAAATAATGACGTTAATGATTTGTACATTGAAACAAAATATTGTAGAAAATACCAAGACCTGTGCGGTCCATATGCCGCTTACTTTAAATCAAAGGATTAACATTTTAGTTTGCGCAGGTAAACTATTTCATTTTTCAAACTTGTCATTATTTTAGACTTTCGACTTTTACCAAAACTAAATTCTCCAAAAAGTTTATCCTTTAACTTGCGTAATATTATCGCCAATGATATTTTGGAGCATCTAGTTTCTATTTTCATAATGTTCGGATAAGCCATAAATTCGTTGAATGCAGGTCTAAATGTACCTACGTAATGGTTCGCGAGTACACCTTCAAGGCACTGGTGTTCATCTTGTGCCAATAAATCAACTAAAATATTAGACAATGCCTTTTCAAACCCAGTTTGTTTAATTACATCTACTAAGACAGTATCTCTCAATGGGCTTGCTTTTATCTGTTCGCGTTTTTTTTCTGGATGTGTATTGTACGATGTGTATATAGCTGTGACGTACGCATCTAAAAACCCATCGAAACGGTATTTCCATTCTTCACACGGTATTCTCCGCGTGCGAGAATCAGCTGTGTCTATTTCATCTGGGCCACTCGGTGGAGGACTTCCTGGAAAAAATAACCCAGCACCCAACGAGTATGGATGAACGCGGACACTTGGTGCTCGTGAACTATTATGGGTTTTCGGCATTGTTACTTTATTTAAAGAAATATTTTTATTAAATAATATAATTTATTAGAAAATGAGCTCACTCACTTATTATAAAACTCTTATGTCAAGACCACAAAAAAATTGCCGGGAATGTAAATATTTTAAAGAGAATATATGTACGGTATTTAAATTTGTAGGTGACCAACGTGTTTATTTTGCCAAAGCCGAATATTGTAGAAACGACGAATACCTGTGCGGACCTCGTGCCAAATACTTTGAAAAAAAGTAAAGTTATTTAAAAGCATAAACATTATTATGTTAATGGCGGCTTTTTACAGCTATCGATTTGTTAATTGGTTTGACGAGTCTAAAATAGACTGGTGGCAATTATCAATAAATCCAAATGCGGTAGATTTAATTAAACGTAATTTAGATAAAGTTAGTTGGAACTATTTATCGCGAAATCCAAATGCTATAGATTTACTCGAACAGAATCTGGATAAAGTTAATTGGAGTAATTTATCTCGAAACCCCAATGCTATCCATTTACTTGCGAAAAATTTAGATAAAATAGACTGGTGGCAATTATCGCAAAACCCGAATGCAATGGAGTTACTTAATCGCAATATAGATAAAGTTAGTTGGAGCTATTTATCGCGAAATCCAAATGCTATGCTTTCACTTAACCGTAACCTGGATAAAGTAGACTGGTGGCAATTATCACAAAATCCAAATGCTATAGATTTAATTAAACGTAATCTGGATAAAATTAGTTGGAGATATTTGTCAAAAAACCCCAATGCTATCCATTTACTTAATCGTAATTTAAATAAAGTAGATTGGTCTAATTTATCGCAAAACTCGAGTGCTATCGATTTACTTGCGAAAAATTTAGATAAAGTAGATTGGTGGAATTTATCACGAAATCCAGCTTGTTTTAAAAAAGTTTATCATTACGGGTTTATCGAAAAACATTTTGAACTATTAAATAAAGAAATTGTTGAATATGTTTTCAATCCTATCAGAGTTCAACGGTTTAGCGATAAATACAACTTGGGTACAATGGGATATTTGGAAGTGATTTAAAGATTTGATATTAATATTTATTGCATGAATGGCCGAATCTGGTTAAAGGCGACGTTCTTAAGAAACGTTAGTCAATAGACTGTGTGGGTTCAAATCCCGCTTCATGCAAACACAAATTTTTTTTAAAAAAACAAATTAAATAATGGTTAATTTTAACTTTTATTTAAGTTATTTTAATTTAAAGCGCGCGAAGGTAAATTATATCGTTGTCTAGTGATTTGGTTAAACTGGTTGTTTTACCGAACGAATTGGTTTTTAAATAACTTTGTAACTTTTGCATGTGAATACTAACTTTACTATAATGATGATTAAAATCATCTTCAGACATTATTCCACTCTCAACTGCTTGTGCAAATACACCTAACATATGTTCTGTGTAATGTATTCTCTCTCCAATGTCGTATTTTTCATCTTGTGTTAACGTTCTTTTACGTTTACGAGTAGGTTCTGTAATAGTTTCAGGTAAAGAGGGAATTGTATAACTACTTGTAATAGGAAGAATGAAGAACTCAGTACCACCTGGTATAATACCTTCCAGATTATGCATACTTGTATTAGATAAAATAACGAGATTACCAAATAAAGCACCCATACATGCGGAACTAACATCTTCTGAAAGATGGAAATTTATATCACCTTTTTTATAAGGACTGCTTGTCACAAAAAATCCATTTTGCGGCAGACCATCTGCTAAAATTCCGTGCCAGATATTCATTAAAAAATCTCCATAAAATTTTTTTAACATTTCAGCTAAAGAATTATAAAAATGACCTGGGGCCTTTAGTGAATAATTACTTTGTATTACACTCCCTACCTCATTTATAGAAGGGCTTGCGTCACTAAACCCACCTCCAGATAACGTTTTATGCCTAGAAGTATGTTCAGTTCCATTTAAAGAAAATTTTAGTAATTTGGTACCACCGGGCTTTCCTTCTAAACGAAAACTCATCCATGGAACATTTGTAAATAACCCTGGTTGTTCAAAAAATACTTCATAACATGTAATTCCGTTTTTTCCATCTACACTAATAGCGTTCACGTTACCACCACGGTCCAGTAATTCGCGTGGGTCGCCGGTTATATCATATAACTTACCAGGTGTTGTATAATAATTAGTTTGTAAAGTAGGAGGTGTTGGGCTTTCAATACCACGAGGAGGAATAACTACTGGTGCCCCTAATTTACTACCCATGGATGTTAAATATGAAAGGCGTCCTGGTTTATCGACCGTTAAATCCATAACGAGCTTTTTTTCTGGGTCGTAATCTATGCCTTTTAATTTCATTAAAAACCGTAATGGATTTACTTCTCCGGTCATAGTAGAAATATGTGGGGAATAAGAAACAGGTATTAATCCATAAGCTTCAAGAGCATTAAGTAAATAAATATTTAAATTATATCCAATCTTTTCACCGGCTCCTGGAGGTTTATATGTAATTATTTTAAGATATTTTGCAGACTCTAATTCAAAAACTTCTCTTAATTTATCGTGATGTTCTAATCCTGTATAATAAATGAATTGTTTTATAAATTGAAAAAACAATTCATAATCAATGACCCCTTGCACTGTCTTTTTTATATAAGTAAACATTTTTTCTTTGTAATCATCTATTAAATCTATTAAAAACGCTTGTTTAACCTCGTTACTAATATACCGTGTTTCCATATTTATAACATCGTGGGTCATATCTAATATAACCATAAGTTCAAATGTCATATATTCTCGTATACGCCTATTACGGTTTCCTAAAGGTGATAAATTGGGTTTATTGGGTACAAGTTTATCAAAAAGATTAAACATATTTATGGATATTTTATTTTGTAAAGCCTCACCAAGTTTATCTTGGTATTCTTGTTCAAGTTGAGCTTTTCTTTGAGATGTAATCAAACGAGCAGCACTTGCTTCGGCAGTTTTACGTTGTTCCTTAATCGCCTGTTCAGCGGCTGTTTCCGACCTTTTCTGTTCTAATTCTTTTTTACGCGAACTCATCTAATTTAAAGTAACGAAGTATTTTATTTTAAAATGAATTACTCGGTTTACACCGACGGAGCCTGTCGCGGAAACCCTGGACCATCGGGTGCCGGTGGTCTTATCTTAGACCCCAGCGGTGCTGTTGTTGCGGAAATTAGACAATACCTGGGTATAGTAACCAATAATGTAGCTGAATACCAGGCCTTACGCTTAACTTTGGAACGTGCCGTTGAACTAGATATAAAAAATGTAAATGTATTTATGGATTCTAAATTGGTTGTTGAACAACTTATGGGTAGGTGGCAAATTAAAAACCAGTACCTCAAAGTAATTAACGAACAAATTTTAGACCTTGTTGCTAATTTCGACACAATTACGTTTACCCATGTTTATAGAAATTTTAATACACGTGCCGATAAATTAGCAAATGAAGCCATTAATTAATTTTACCACATTAAATTGAAGTAAAATAAACTAATTAAAGTTAAGTAAAACATTTAATTTTAAAAATCAAGGTCCATGGAAAATAATTTGTTGGCCGTTCCATTTTCCAACGAATTCATAACTCCTGCTTTTTGATATTCGCCAACTCGTTTTTCAAAAAAGTTGGTTTTACCTTGCAGACTGATAAGTTCCATCCACTCAAATGGATTTGCCGTGTTGTATTCTTTCGGCATACCTAAACTCGATAGTAAATGGTCCGCTACAAATTCTATGTACTGGCTCATTAACCTATTATTCATACCAATTAGTTCAACGGGTAAGGCACTCGTTACGAATTCCTTTTCAATTTCCACAGATTCCTTAATAATTTGTAACACAGTTTGCGTGTCAGGTTTGTTTTGAATATAAGTATACAACAGACAGGCAAAATCACGATGCAAACCTTCATCCCTGGAAATAAGTTCGTTGGAAAATGTTAATCCAGGCATCATACCACGTTTTTTTAACCAAAATATAGCACAAAAACTACCGCTGAAAAATATACCCTCTATACAAGCAAATGCGATTAAACGTTCAGAAAAACTCTTATTACTTGAAATCCATCGCAAAGCCCAATCTGCTTTTTTCTTGATAACCGGTATAGTCGTAATTGCGTGGAATAACTTGTCTTTTTCGGTAGGGTCTTTTATATAGGTATCAATTAATAAGCTATACATTTCACCGTGTAAATTTTCAATCATAATCTGAAATCCATAAAAGGCCCTTGCCTCAGGTACTTGTACTTCATTCATAAAACGCACACCCAGGTTTTCTAAAACAATACCATCACTTGATGCAAAGAATGCTAAAATTTGGCTAATAAAATGACGTTCGTTGTCGTTAAGTAATTGCCAATGGCGATTGTCTTCACCAAGGTCTACTTCCTCAGGTGTCCAGAAGCTGGCTACGGCCTTTTTGTACATTTCCCATATATCGTGGTATTTTATGGGAAAAGTACAATACTTTTCAGGTGTAACTTCCAATAAAGGTTCGGGAATCTCCATTGTTATGGATAATTATCGTTGTTATGGATAATTACACTTGTTATTTTTTTAAATACATAATATCTTTATCCACAATTCTTAATACCGATTTTACCAGTTTTACCGTTTTTACCGTTTTTACCGAAGTTACCTTTTTTGATTTGCCGAAAGACAGTTCCACACTGGCTGGTGGTAATTGCGCCTTAGATAACATCGTTACGCGTTGTCTACATTTCGGACAAGTACTACTCCATCCATCAAATATATCCTTACCAGGTGGAACATCTTCACCAGTATTTGATACAGGAGTAGCTTGCTCATCGGTTTCACCAACACGCAACCGGGTATTTAAAAATTTATTGATACAACTACAATGAGCAACGTGACCGCAATTCATTCTACACAAAGATTGGTTATTTTCATCTATTCCTTCCTCTGAATAACAAAAACAAGGAAAATCCTTGTCTCTACCTGTTAAATCAATTATTCTATTTACTACCAATGGATAACCGGGTATCAAATCAACTTGTTGTGGTCTAGAAGGATTTTGGAGTTCTAATGGTGGAAATACATACCCATCTTCTATCTGGATTACCATATTTGGATAACTGTCGTAAAAATCTTCCATTTGGCGGAATCTCATTGTATACTGTTCATATAAATGTTCGTATCTACGTAGATTGTTCCGTAATCTAGGTTGAAGAAATTGAGTGTCATTTATCCTTAATAACCGTTCTTCCATATCAATAATACGCTTAAGATTATTTAATTTTCTTGATAAACTAGTCAAGATTCTATTCATGCGATTTGTATAATCCACAGTAGGTTCGTCTGCAACAAGCGATTCTATATCTACAAATTCACTAATTAATGGTTTAAGTTCATGTTCTAGTTCATTGTCTATTTGTCTATTAAATTGCCTGAGTTGGTTGTACCACGATAACCGCGGGGATTCTCCAGCCATTTATAATACTAAAATATTTATTTTATTTGACAAAAGTGTTCAAGATTTTGTGTGTAATCTTTTGTGTTCGGTTAGTTTAATTAAAAATAAAATTACCATTTAAAAAGACTAAAGAGGATGGACCAGAGTTATAATTTTGCACTTTCTCCGCAATTAAACCGTTCGGAGACTATGGAACCACCAAGGTCACCACCCGATGCTGAAGAATCTAATACACCTGTTTTAAGTATAGGAAATTACAAAAAGTATTCGCACGATATTGAAAAGACATACGCAGTGGGTTCAATGACTTATCATTCAATGACACTTGACCTGGTAGGTATTTATCTCAAGGGTCAAAAATTGTTGTATACAGAATCCAAAACGTATTGTGAAATGATGTTATATGCGTTAATGTTACCTGCTATATTTATAAGTACACTTTGTACTGTTTTAAATGTTCCGCTAAAAAATGAAAGTTATGGAACTATAGTAGTAAGCGCCCTTAACGGGTTTAATTCATTTTTATTGTCAGTAGTTACATACTTAAAGTTGGATGCCAAAGCAGAAGCCCATAAAACATCCGCGTACCAATTTGATAAGCTCCAGACGATGTGTGAATTTTATTCAGGTAAAACACTATTGCTTATGGACCAGAACATATCGGAAAGCGTAAATGCGTTTATTGACAACATTGAAAAAAAAGTATCTGAAATAAAAGACGCAAATCAATTTATTATCCCTGAACCAATCAGATACCGCTACAACGATATTTACAGTTACAACGTATTTGTAGTTATGAAGGAATACAAAACAACGCGAATTTTAAATGTTCAAAAGTTACTTGATGTTACAAATGAAATAGAATGGAGAAAGAAACAAGTGGTTGTTGGTGAAGATGATATACAGAGCCGTTATTCACCAGATATAATACCTCCGCCACGTACATTTTTACAAACCATTGGTATCCGTAAACGAGAAACAGAAGACACCGATGAAAAATACAGAACAATGAATATATACGACCCTGCTACAACTTTATCTAATTTATATAAAATCAGAGAAATATGTATTAAAGATATTATACAATACAGAAATCTTAGTAGCAATTTAAATAGAAAATTTAATGAACAAGTTGAAATCCATATTGACGAAAGAACAAACAAGTGGCATCGTTCCATTTTCAATGTAGACTTGTTAAAAGTTTAAATGACCCTTGTTAAAAGTTTAACGGCGGAGGGTGCAGCGAGTGCGACAGACACGACGGGTTGTCTTTTTCATTTTTTTCATGCGCATCCTGATTTGCTTCATTAAAATTTTAATTGATTTATATACCCTTCGGGTCCCAACTTGTTTAGTAGTTTTGATTTTAAGGCGTTTGCAAAGTTTACGAATTTTGGCTGGGAGCTTTTTAGCCGCTTTTTTTACACTTCGTTTTTTACTAGATTTCTTGCGGAGGCGCTTTTTACCAAACTGGACACTTGGTCCTTCAAATACTAAACTACCTGTAACAGTTCCCTTACGACGCACGCACCCAAGCTTGGTGTAGGTACAGTTTGGGTTTCCTTTGCAAATACGTTCATTAAGACCTTTACAACTAGAACCAGTTGAGTAAGAAGAGCCCATTGGTGGGAAAGAAGGTATATTTTGCGAGGGTGGAGGAGTATATTCATTAAATAAGAAAGGAAATAATTCTTGTATACTGGTGTCACTACCACCTTGTGGTGGTGACATTTGAGAGTTATCTATATAATAACCGTATTTACCTGCCTTTGCTTTAGAGCGTGATACAGGACCACCTGACCTCGTTTGACACCTGGAGTTTGAGCCACCGGACCAATTACAAGGATACAATCCACCATTGTTATAACTCAAACAAGTAGGTCCGTCTTGTGGCCTAAGTTCGGTGCATACACTTCCAAAACGAAATCGTCTACGAAACATTTATAAAAATATAAATTATTTAAATTACAAATTATTCAAGTATTTTATTTCAAAATTGTTTATTTTCTTTTTACGCAAAACAGTTTTTCGTTTTTTTCCGAATTCTGAAAGAGCTCTTCTTCTAGCTAATTTTTCAGCGAGGTCTTTATCCATTCCTGTTGTTTTATATTTATCAGCAATGCTTGGTTTTTTAGCAGGTTGTTTAGTTTTCGGTTTAACCTTTTTAAGTTTTACATTTTGTAGAGTAACAGGCTCTTTCTTTGATTTAGCGACAGGTGTAACTTTTTTAAGTGGTGGCGGTGGAGGTGGAGGAGGTGGTGTTTTAGCTTTAACACTTGGTGTAACTTTCTTAAGTTTTACATTTTGTAGAGTAACAGGCTCTTTATTTGATTTAGCGACAGGTGTTGCTTTTTTAAGTGGTGGCGGTGGAGGTGGGGGAGGAGGTGTTTTAGATTTAACACTTGGTGTAACTTTCTTAAGTTTTACTTTTGGAATAGTGGTATGCGGTATTTCAGCTTTAACACTTGGTGTAACTTTTTTAAGATTTACTTTTGGAATAGTGGTATGCGGTATTTCAGCTTTAGCATTTGGCTTAACTTTTTTAAGATTTACTTTTGGAACAGTAGTCTGAGGTATTTCAGCTTTAGCATTTGGCTTAACTTTTTTAAGATTTACTTTTGGAACAGTAGTCTGAGGTTTTTTAGCTTTAACAATTGGTATAACTTTTTTAACACTTGCTGCAGCTTGTTTAAAGGATTTTTTAGGAGCAGCGACAACAGGTTTTACAACTGGTTTTTTAGCCATTTTACCAGCATTTTTAACATCGGTAGCAGCCTGTTTAAATGATTTTTTA